AGCGTTTATTTCATGAATTAATTTGTCATCTATTGACTTTCTTTTTATTTGACCCCAGTCATCGTAAATGCGAAATTTATTCGTGTCAAAACATCTTCTGACATATTCAAAATTAACAACCCTAGCATTTATTTTTTCTCCTAATCCGTTATAATTTACATGAATAGCGAAACCACCAAATTTACTCAATTCTTCACTTAAACGCCTTACGAAAGAATCAACAGTTTGTTTATCATTTACTTTTGATTTATAAAAAGTCAAGTCTTTTAAACCACCACCGAAAGTAAATTTCTTTTTAAGTCTTAAACAAGTAGTTCCAGTTGGACTATCATTAATGATGTCTATTACCCTTTGCGGGTATTTATTGTCAAAGTCGTAAGGATAGATATTTAAGGTCTTATTCTCCTTATAATCTATCCTTTTTTCAACTTTAAGTGCGGTTGCTTTAAGCTTTGCCATTTACCTTTCTTTTTGAACGTTGTTTTTTTTCTAACCCTACAAATACTTTCCAATCTTCAGGGTAACTTTCAAAGTAAACGATTAAATTTGGGTCAAGTCTTAAAGCTTCTTTTATTTGTTCATCATTCGATTGCTCCGAAATGTGAAACCCAAACTTGAATGAGCTTACTAACTTACCTTTTTTAATTTTAAAAACTTGTTCCATTTTATCTTTGTATTTTTGATTAATATTCTTTGATTTTAGCATGAAAAATAAATCTTCTAAACAATCACATTTTTGAGTTCTGTTTAAACCAATTCCAAATAAAATAATATTTAATTGATTAGCATTTTTCCACTCATCACTTAAATAGTTTCCTCTCCATTTTGATTTTGAAGTTTCGCTTTGTCTAACTATGTCGATTAAATTTTTCATAAAAAAAAGGGTGCTATAATAACACCCTTAAATTTACTAATTATTTTCGATATTACAATAAACCTTCTACTACAGCTTTAGTTGCAGCATAAGAAGTTACGAATAACGGATTAGGCATTTTAGCCTCCTTGTTTGTCTTAGTTGTTAACACGAAATGGAAAGCTCCTTGTGTAGCTTCATCATTAGCCGTTCTTGTTAACTCTGAAAACTCTAACCCCGTTGTTAACCCGTAAATTTCAAATGCTGAATTTCCAGTAGTTCCTTTAAAGTAGTTTTCAACTATTACAATGTATTTACCATCTTTAGCACTATTTAATTGAGCCTTAATATTTGGTGAAATATCAAAACCTTTGAAAGTTACAGTGTGGTCAAACATATTAAAGTAACCAACATCTACCATTGCATAGTTAGGCTCGATTGAGTTGTTTGTGCCGTCAATATAGAATGCTGAAGCTCCAGAGTTTAAGATGATGTCCTCAACTATTTCTCCTCCAGCTTCATATGATACTGATGCAATGTCTGCCTTGTTAATTATCCATGCTCTATCCTCTGTACCCATTTGTAAAGGGTTAGCACAAGTCTTAGCTATACTAGCGTTTATTTTTCCGCAAATTGTTGCCATTTTTATATAAGTTTTAAAAGGGGAGTTTCTAATGCTCCCCTAAATGATTAATATTAGTAAGCTACTTGCACTAAGTGGTTTATTAAAACTTTAGCATCAATACCGTAAGCAAATTTCAAATACGTTTTGTTAGCTGTTTTGTCATACCACACATCTGTGTCTCCTAATGAACCTACTTCTTCAACTCCTAAACCTAAGTTTGTTTTAGTCGTCAAAATAGCTCTGTGAGGTAAGTAATATTTAGTACCATTTGAGAAGTAAGTCATAATCATTCTATCTAAGAATGGGAACGCTACAACTTCGATACCATCAGATTTTAAAACTGAAATACCATTCTCTAAACGCTCCGTTGTGAATGCTTGGTTAGATGCTTTCAACTCCTTAGCATATTGGTCAGCAACAGATTGAGTTACGATATAAACTAAATCAGTTTGCTCTCTCAATCTCATATCAGCATCGTAGTACATATTTTGCAAAGCATTTGTTGCTACTTTGTTTGTAGTATCTGTTGACGTGAATTTTTGAAGTGTAAATGTAGCTTGTCCGTTTCTTGATGCTAAATCTGTAGTTTTTCTTGTTGCATCAGTTGCTACAATAGCAAATAATTGCTTAAAGAAACCGTCTATCTTATCGAAATAAGCAACATCTGTACCTGAAGTTAAAACACCAGCAGGAGAAGCATCAACATCTGCAGCATCTTTGTCTCCAAAATAAGCTAAACGATATACAGATTCAACGATTGCATCCTTAACTAACTCCTCTAAGTAGATAAGTAAATCAGTTGCAGTCAAGTCTCCTTTGTCTATTCCTTTTTTAGCACCCCAAATGAAGAAAGTACCTTGCAAATCTTTCCAACAAAAAGCTAACCTATCAGATACATAAGCAGGGTCCCAAAACTTTTCAGTATTAGTTACTGTGTTAGTTGCATCAGTTTCTCCACAAGCGTTAGTTCCTTTCCCTAATAGTCCATTTATACGCCCTAATATTGCAATTTGTTTTTTTGCAACAATACCTTCCATTACTTCGTGGAATTGAGCAACGTCCGGCTTTGAGAAAGCCCCTACAAATAACGCTTCAGAAATTGATTTAATTTCCTCTCCGTTCCATGTTAAATCACTAGTATTTATTACTGCCATTTTTTCTATTTATTATTTATTTGAATATAATCTTTGTTTTCTTTCCTCGTAAGTTTCAACTTCCTTAGTTTCAACCTTTCTAAACGTTTGTGCTGAAGCAGGAGGCGTAAACGTACTACCTTTTTTTGCTAGCTCTTCCAACTTAGCTAATGCACTTTCTGAAACTGTTGATAGTTCAGAAATTTGAGCTTTTAGACTTTCGTTTTCAGCTTTCAATTGTGCTAACTCTTCATTTTCAGATTCAACAGCTTCTTTAATTTCAGACACTAACCCTTCCATAACAACAATTACTTGACCATTTTCGGCTAAGTATTCACCATTTGGAGCTGGTTGCCCATCAATTAAGACTTCATCAAGCACTAATAAATCTTCGAATGGTGTAACTAACAAACCTTTGTCTGTTGGTATTTCCATTGCTAGAGCTTTACGCTCGTTTGTTTCTTCTTTTCCTTTAAGTACAGCCATCGCTAAGGCTAACCTTTCAGAGAAACTTTTACTTTGTTTTTCCATTTTTCTATTTTGATTATTAAATAAGGCAACCGCCTTTCTTTCCATTTTATTAACTATTTGACTTGCAAAATTCAACTTTACAGCTTGTTCATCAGTTAGATGTGTTTCAACTTGCATCAAACTCGAAAGTATTTCTTTGTTCAACCCCGTTGCTTTACTATACATCGTTTCCATTTCTGTTTCAGTCTTCTTAATGCTTTCACTCATTCTTTTAAGTGTTTCAGAATCACCACTAACTCCCATAAATAAAGGGTTGTGTATCATGTACGTTGTACCTTTTTCAATTAAACGATTTTGAAGTGGTACAGCCAAATGAATTTGAGTAGCAATTGATGCACAGAGTTCAGATGCAATTGTATAACAGTTAGGAATGTTTGAAAGTAACTCAGCTATTTGCTTTCCTGTATCAACCAGTCCTCCCTCTGAATTAATATAAACATTAACTTTTTCAGGGTTTTCAAATTGAGCTAACTGCTGAACGACATCAATAACCTCAACACCTTTTTTAATAATGTTTCCGTTGTCATCGGAAGATGAGCCTATTTGACCAATAATGTATATATT